GACATGACGGATAACGAAAAATTCACGAAGATGGATAAGGTGTACATTTTTAATAAGTCCCAGAACCCAGACCCGGAATACAAGACTGAGGGAGCCGCAGGATTTGATATCGCATCTAATGAAGATGTTATGATTCATCCACAAGCAACCACCCTAGTAGGAACAGGACTCCACTTTGTATTAATGTCGGGGTATGAAGCTCAAATTAGACTTCGTAGCTCATGGGGACTAAAAGGACTTATCATTCCCAATGCACCAGGAACCATTGATGAAGACTACAGGGGGGAAATTAAAGTTATGTTACATAACCTAAATTCTTCACCTATTAATATTAAAAAAGGTGAGCGCATCGCACAGGTAATATGTGCCAAAAATTACTGTCCAAAAATTCACATTATGGACTCTGATGAGTGGAACTCACCTTTAAACAAAACTCTTCGGGGAGAAGGTGGCTTCGGTTCAACAGGGGACAACTAATGGCATACGCATTTCAAGAATCTATTCAACGCGGGATTGTATATCTCGCCAAGTCTGACGATAATTTTTTGGTCCAGGCAATGCCTATGGTGAAGGACTCATATTTTGAGTTTCCGCAACACCAAAAGTTTTGGTCGGTCATTAAAGACTACTATAGCTCCTACAAGAAGCTTCCCTCGGACGAGCAAATCCTAGAACAGATTAGGGAGATGAAGACCGATAATGAATTGATGTCGGACTTCAAAGAAGAGCTTAGGGAAATTAATACCGTTGATGAAAAGTCTTTGGAGAACGAAGAGTTTTACTTAGATAAGGTTGAGGAGTTTGCTAAGGAGCAATCCCTCAAAGACGCTATTATTAATTCTATCGATCTCCTCAAACAAAAGAAGTTTGGCAAAATTGAAGAGCAGATTAGGCAAGCACTCTCTGTCAGTCGGGACGTAGACCTTGGCACCGATTACTTCGGTGATGTGGAAGAACGATATAAAAGACTTAGTAGCACCCATGTTAACGCTCAGTTTAGAACTCCTTTTGAAACTATCAATCAGGAGCTTGAGGGAGGTCTTGCCCCTAAAGAATTAGCAATGGTTGTCGCACCTCCTGGTGTAGGTAAGTCCTTGTTTTTAGCTAACCAAGCGGCTCGGTCTGTAATGGACGGGAAGGACGTTCTATACGTTTCTTTGGAGATGTCAGAGGATCGTGTCGCTCAACGCTTGGATAGTATTTTTACTCGTATTAAACAACCGCAGTTGAAAGACGGTGTTAAGATGCTTAATGACCGCCTCCGACAAATGCAAGAAGCCGCTCCGAATATGGGACGACTGAAGATTAAAGAGTTTCCTACTAAACGACTTACGATAGCCGGTTTTCGTGCATACTTAAACCAGTTGCGTAACTACGAAGATTTTACCCCCGACATTATTGTCATTGATTATCTTGAATTGATGACGAATTCTGATGTTAGCATGTCTGAGTATATGGCACAGGAGCGTATTGCACAAGAGCTTCGCGGTATTGCTGTAGAGCATAAATGTCTTGTGTGGACTGCTACCCAAACGAACCGTAAAGGTAAAGAAGTCGAGATTATTACTGATGCTGAGTTAGCCGATTCTTATGGTAAGATTCGTGTATGTGATTTGGCGTTTTCTATCAACCAAAAAGAACAGGAGTTTGACGAGGGTAAGGCTCGTATGTTTGTCATGAAATCGCGAAACGGTAGGGCACGTTACATTGTACCAATCCGAATCGATTATACCCGATTAACAATCACACAACAATGAGTAAAAAATTTCCTAAGTATACTCATCCTATGACAGTATTCACAGGTATTAAAACTTTTGATATCAAACAATCGTCTCTAAAAAAAGATAATCTTTATGGGTGTGTAGAGTTTCATAAGTATCTGCTAACTGTTGATCCTAACCAACGTCCAGAGGATTATAAAGGAACTTTGTTTCATGAGATTTGTCATATTGGGTATGAGATTTTTGGATTGAACGATGATGATGAGATTCCTACACTGGGTAATGAGTTTTTAACCACCGTCACCGCAAATATGATACAACAAATGGCAGGTTTAAATCCTGAACTATTTCGATTTATTTTTACAAACGATGATTGATATAAAAGAAATTTACGATAACATTGAAGATTCTTACATGGAGATTACTAAGAAGTACATTGCTATTTCTGAGTATAACTTCCAGGAGGCGATGACCAAACATCCTTCCACCTTTGCATTCTTTGCAGGGGTAATGGCGTACGCGAAAAAGGAAATGGATCGAGCCCATTTGATATGTGAGACAAGGGAAGCAGAGTTTCGCGAAGCACGTAGAGAGGATATGAAGCAGTCGGGTCTTAAAACGACTGACCGCGCTTTAGATGCCTATCTAAAGATTCAACCAGAGCTTCAAACCCTTCAACGCGGTCTCGTGGTGAAGGCACATAAATTTAATTTATGTAAGAATATTGTGTCCAGTTTGGACCACCAAAAGGATATAATAATACAGCTGTCCGCAAACAAACGAGCGGAAGCTAAACTAATTGAACAACTTTAAAAACTATGGTTAACATCGAACAACTAAGAAAAAAATATGCCGAGATTAATAATTCCGGCGGTGGAGGCAACTCCGATTTCCTGAGCAAATTCTTCATGATGGACGAAGGTACATCTGTGGTGCGTGTTCTTCCTGCAAAGGATGAAGCAAACCAAGAATTTTACGCTGAAACTGCAATTCATCGTCTTAATGACAAGAATTATCACTGCCCACGTGTGAAAGATGGTAAGTGTCCTGTATGTGATACTTATTATAACATGTGGAAAGAAATTAACGCTATCGGTAAAGAGACTCCTAAAGGAAAAGAGCTTCAAGACCTTGCACGTCAAATCAAGTCGCGTAAGCGGTACTACATGAACGTGGTAGATCGTAGGGATAATACGGTTAAGATTCTGTCAGTAGGACAAAAGCTTTTCGGGAAGGTTCTCGACTGTTTCTTTGATGAAGATTTTGGGGATATTACTGACCTAAAAGAAGGTTGGGATTTCAAGATTGTTAAAGATACACAGGGACAGTGGCCAAACTATGATAAGTCTTCGCCAAAACCAAAATCAAGTACTGCTGGAAGTGATGCTGAAAACGCAATTTATATGGATGAACTTCATGATATTCACGGTCTTATTAAGGTCGCTGACTATGATGAGCTTAAGGGTATGATGTTGGAATTGGAGGCTGATGCCAAAGGAACTCATCCCGATATTCTCGCTTCCCAAACCAAAGCGCCAGATAGTGATGATTACATGGCACATTTAAAAGACCTTAAGGTGGATTAACGTATGTCTGATAAGCTAAAGATTTTAGCTTGCCCAAGTAACCATGGAGGATGCGCTTACTATCGCATCCTCCTTCCTATGGAGAAGTTGGCGGAGCTTTATCCTGACGATGTAGAAATTCGTTGGGATGATAACCCATTAAACTGGAATGCAGAGGAGAAAAGCCAGACTCCGCCTGACTTCGAGTACGAAAACATAAAGTGGGCGGATGTTGTGTTTACGCAGAATATTCATAATTTTGGTGGAATGTACACCGCAAATATTTTACAGAAGGCACATGAATTTGGGAAGTTTACTCACTTTGATACTGATGACCTCCTGACTGATTTGTATGGAGGACACCGACTCTTTAAGGTTTATAAGGAACAGCAGTTAGATGAAGTAACTAAGTACATTTATAATAATGTAGATTTAGTTACGGTAACGCAACGTAAATTCGCTGAGTATATCCAAGAATTTGTTAGGGGAGCACTCGTAGTAATCAAGAATACTATTGATTACGCGTTACCTCATTGGAACCTTGCCAAACAACCTAAACCAAAGAAACTAACCCGTATGGGTTGGGTAGGTGGCATACACCATGACGTAGACGTAAAACATTTCGCCGGTATCCCCTACCTCGTTAATCAGAAGGTAGGGAAGGAAAGAGTACATTGGGGATTCTATGGTAGACCTGTAATGCCTGTTAATGAAAAAACAGGACGACCTGAACCTGATTGGCAACAGGATGTTTGGGATGGTTATGAACGAGTTTTTAAAACGGGATTCAAAGGACATAGGAATTATCGTGTCTATCCTGCCATGGCACCTAATCAATATGGTGCTATGTACACCAACATCGATATTAACTTAGCAGTCCTAGACGATAACCCCTTCAACCAATCCAAATCAGAGATTAAAGCCATTGAAGGTGCTCGATACGGTGTCCCTCTTATTGCTACTAATGTTGGTTGTTATGACGAACTTATTGTTAATGGTGAGACAGGGTATTTGATTGACCCTAAAAACTCCAAGTCTGAGTGGAATAGGATCTTAACTAAATGCATTAAAGACCCTAAGCACGTGGAAGAGATGGGTAGAAATTTGAAACTTTTATGTGATGATTTATATGACATCAACAAAGTTATTGGGGGTAGGCTAGACCTATACCGAGAGCTTATGAATATGAAGGAAGATGCTTTAAAAGCGGCGAAAGGTTATGAAGCACCTCCCCTTAAGGTACCTGACCATCCCTCGGAAGTAACATTAGAAAATCCTTTGAGCAAATGAATTACTTAAGCGTTGTAGCTATAATTAAGGATGAAGCCCCTAACTTAGAAGAGTGGCTGAAATTTCACAAAAGAGTTGGGGTAGAACACTTCTATCTTTATGATAACGGGAGTACGGACCACACTAAGGAGCTTCTTCTGCCTTACATGCAGTCTGGAGAGGTTACCTACTCCTACAACACGATGGACATGTGTCAGATGGCTTGTTACTATAATGCTCTTACAGCGTATAGGGACCAGTCTAAGTGGATGGCATTTATTGATTTGGATGAGTTTTTGTTTGCCCCTAACGGAGTGCTTAAAACTCGATTGAAAGATTTTGAGCAGTACGCAGGTATTGCTGTTAATGAAGTATTCTTTGGGTCTAACGGTCACCAAAAACGACCCTCTGGGGGAGTTCTTCTTAACTATACACACCGTGGGGAAATGGTGAATAAACATGTAAAGTCTATAGTACAACCCCAGTTCACTCTCTGTCCCGCAGGTAACCCTCATTCCTTTCTGTACGCACAAGGCGGAGCAGTTAACGAACATAAGAAACCGTGTCCGGGACCCTTTAACGAGCCAGCAACCGCTGAACTGTTTCGCGTTAACCACTATTGGGTAAAGTCTAAAGAGGAGTATGAAATTAAATTAACACGTGGTAGGGCTGATGTCCCTTCCCGTGACCCCAAATTCAGATATACTACTGGCATAGGAAGAAAACTAGAAGATGTTTTTCTTCAAGACAATGAGTGCTATGATGTGGATATTTGGCAATTCTTGGAGA